CGGCTGTAAAAGTACAGTCGTCGGCGAGCGCGGTCTAACCAACCAAACTCGAGTTGGGGTCCTGTCCTTGCGGATGGGTCCCAGCTTTCAACTATCGGTTGTCGGATGTCATATCCAAAAACCTAAGAGAGGAAAGAACTCTTTTGGCTTGCCAGGGCTCGATGCTTTGGTAAGATACCTTGTTCAACCCTCTGAAAATAAAAGGTTGGACCGCCTGAACGGGTCGTCGAGGACGACCCGCTGGCACGCCTCCCCCCGATTGGGGAAAAGTGTGTCTATTCAGTTTGCGTTGCGCGAACTGAGTAGAGCGGCCGGTCTAACTTGGTCAAAGCTGTCATATGTAGTTGATAGTAGAAGTTGTCGAAAGAAGGAGTGCAAAGAGGAAGAAATCGCCGTTGCGCGCACGTTGAGTGCATGCTACGGCTCCCTGATACTTTGCGGCTCGATCGACAACGATGTAGATAAGAGGATCTGCAGAAAGAGGACGTTGTGTATGGTTCGCCAGGTGATTGGCATATGGTCTACACGCGGTTACTACGCTCTCGTCAAGCACCTCAAGGAGTTATCCTTGTATGCTCGAATGATCGCGGTAACGGCGCAGAACTCATTGCCACCATTTAGCCAACTTTTGTACGATGCGTTTGCCATGCCCAAGAGGAAGGGCGGGCTGTCGCCAGACGGGCGTCAACGCTATGCACAACTTGCTCGGCTTGGTCGAAGCCTTCCTGGGCCCACCAACAGGATGATCAAAGAGACGATCACGACCTACCTTCAAGACACTTGTCCGTTAGAAGAACCTACGAGTACTCCCCAAGCTCTCAGTGACTTGGCGTTCCTTGCCCGCGCATGGGCAGAGCGTCACGTAAGGCAACTCAGCATGCCTTTTCCAAAGCCAGCCGTTGGACCGGCATCTTGCTTCACCCATACTCGAAAGCAAGGTGGCCAGTACAAGGCGTGGGCCGAAGAACACTGCGACGAGCTTGGGGCAATTCCACGTTTTCGCAACGCACCTAGCGTGAATGGTCTCGACGTCGACCGTTCATGGAACCGTATGTGCCTCCCGGCACTGCCTGGCATCCTCCATGAGCACCATTCAAAGAAGCAAACGCTAGCGTCCATCGCACCCTCGTCAGATGACAGTGTCCTAACCGATGCTTACCTTGACTCCGATGGTACTGTGCTGAACGAAGACTTGCTGGATCCCCCTGGCGTGCGTGATGTCGCGCTTGAGGGTCTGATTGGTGAACGTATCGGCGATGGAAAGCCGCAACTCGAGTCCTGCCCTGTCAGGCACTCGATGCCGCGCCTCAATTCTGCCGTCGACGCCGCCGGTCGCATCCTTAAGTCGACACTGCGTACAGCAGGGACTCAGAATGCCTCAGCCAAGTTGGCGAGCATAACGGAACTCGGTGCCAAGGTGCGCACAGTTACCAAGCATGCTGTCGACGAGATTGTTGCCGCACAATGGGTACGTAAACACTTCTACCAGGCTCTTGACGAGTGGGCTCCTACCAAGGATGTCATGCTCGGCGAGAAGTCCGCTGCAGTCCGTCGTGTGGTGAGAGGTCGCTGTTTCCAGAAGCTCGTGTACTCGAGCGATCTGACGTCAGCCACAGACTTTGCCTACCAGGACGCCTACAAGGTTGTTCTCCGAGAAATTCTCACGGTGTGGGGCTTCGGCCCCATTGCGTGCGACTCTCTTGTCGAGACACTTGTCGGCTCACACCGCCTCGAGCTTGACGCGTCGATGCCTGGCACAGAAGAGTTCTTCCGTGCAGGCCGATCGACTCCGCTCCAGAAGCGTGGTGTGATGATGGGCATGCCTATGACCTGGGCTCTCCTTAACCTGACGAACTTCTTCACGTTCGCCCGGGCAGTGCATGGCAAGCCGATTACAGCCGCTGATGAAGAACGCACCTCGCTTCTTCACAAGACTGGCATCGACGTACTGCTCGATCGTGCAGAAGCGCAAGCCTCCGTTTGCGGTGACGACCTGATCGCGTACACGACCCGGTCCGTCATCTCCCGGTACGAAAAGCGACTCGGTGATATCGGCTATTTAGCCAACCTCACTAAATCGTTCATCTCATACCACGGTGGAGTCTTTGCGGAGTTTTCCTTCCGGATTACTCGCGGTCCAACGCAGGTTAACGATCCTTACCCCCCACTCGGCACAGATGTAGGTGATTACGGCGAGCTGCCACAGCAAACCGTGTCACGGACTGAGGTCAAAGCCGTTACGGCACTGGGTGACATACCCGCGAAGATCTTCTCTTCTCGCGCGGCACCGTCACAACGCGCTCCGTTCATGGACGTCGGGCCCCCGCTTACCGCTGCACTGAAGGAAGTCCCCTCTCTCTTTCGAGAAAGGGTCATCCAACGGATGAAGCGGACCACGGGGGTCGTGTGTCCAGGACTCGTGAGCCGTCTCCAGTCAGGTGGCATTGACACAGCAGCACCTAGAGCGTTAGGCGGGGCAGAGCTGCCCTGGTGTACGAAACTCCTTCGAATTTCTCGCAAGACCGCATCGGTCCTTGCCTCACCAAACCTGATGTCCACCGTGCTTACCGATGATGACGGCGGTATCCTCCTTGCTGGCAATCTTGGCTCGGCTTGGACTCCCGAAGCCCACCGTGCTGGAGCGGAATATGCGAACGAACTGGCTGTCGCGAGCATTCCAATCTCTAGCTGTGGCTTTCTTGAGCCCTATCCGGGCCTCCAGGGTGCACCTGTATTGGTCGCACACGCTGGGTCCTACGTTGACGACGTCATATCCGCGGCATCGGATATCGTCGTCACACTCGTAGGTGAGGGAATCATCTCCCCCAAGGTTCCTAAGCAGGAAGAGCTGACAATTCCCAGGGTTGCCAAGTTGCTAAAACGTTCGCGCCAACGTGTACTAGCAACCTACCCTGCTGCTGCTCCCTCTTCTCATGTGGAGTTGTCCATCCTAAAGTATCGCGCCGTCGTGGACGCGCTAAAGGTTGGACCGCTTCACTCTACTCAACTACTATTTAGGCACGGGACTATGGCCTCACGTCGGGGGAAACGAGCTGTTGTAGCTCGTCCCGACCTACCATGGAACAGGGCACTCCTCAAAGAGGTGATTGGAGTGCTTGTTCCTGGTAGCGAGGACATATTGTCGCGTGCTTCAGTTAGCGAGAGGCGCGGGGGTGCGCTTCGCTGATGACAGTTAAATTAATACAGGCTTAACCGCCAACGGGACGAAAGATGCTCAC